ATTGTTTGAACCATTGAGAACACGGCTTCGCCATCCCAATGTTTAACTGTGCCATTAACAATGCTTGTTGTAATATACGGATTGACCTTCTCAAATTTCGCTTTGTTTTGCGAAACGAGTTCGTCACGATGCTGTATTACTAAAACTCTTCTGCCTTTTTCATGTCTCTTACCAACCAAAGCAGAAAGCATAATTGTTTTGCCTGCTCCAGTAGGAGCGACGATTAAGGTATTTCCGTGTTTGTCTAATGCGTTACACGCGTCAGAAACGGCTACCTCTTGGTAAGGACGTAATATCATAATAAACCTATTTGCTAGAATAGTTGGGGGGATTGTGGCGCACGGCCCCCCTGTCCGTGTTCTAGCGGGTGCAGATAGACCCTGCCACTAGATTAACTTTGCGCCCAAGAAGGTACTGCACCAGTTGGTTGCGGACTTGCCGCTTGTGGTGCTGTGTTGGCAACAGGCGCTGAACCCTGCTGTGCCACTCCTTGAGTAAAGAACTCTCTATTATCGGGTGTTAGTGCCGCCATAAGCTGATTGCTATCGGCGTAACCATTAGTACCCTTCTTGATACCAATTTTTGCACAAATCTCCAATGTATTCAAGTCTGCCATACCTGTAATGTTTCGGTTTTGCTGTGCTTGTGGTGTCATGTCAGATGGTAAGATACCTCTAGCACTCTCAACAATACTCTTCAATGTTCGTAAACCAATTTCTTTTGCTAATGGCATACCGCTTTGACCTAGCTTATCGCCATCAACGAATACGCTGTGCCAAAACTTTCTGCGGTCATACTCACCACCAATAATAGTGAACTCAAGGTTCATCCATTTCGCAGATGTACTTGCAGACTTCTTAAACCAAGCACCTTGTCCAAACTCAGGGATTTCCATATCTCCCGGCTGTACTAATACGATTGCTCGAACCACTGCTCCCTTTGGGATCAATGTGAATTCTTGGTTTTGTGGGTTGTCGTCCTGTGGAACGTTATTTAAATTAAGCATTACGCTTCTCCTTCGCTAGTGTTTTGTGTTGTTGGATCAACAAAGATCAAATCTTTGTCAGTTTTATGACCACCGCTACTCATTTTTTCCATGAGTTTTCCTAAGTGTGGCTCTTCAATTGTGTCAAGCCTTCCAGAGCGATCCTTCGCAGGATAGCCCCATTCGTTTAAAGGCTGACATACAAATGCACGATACTGTCCATGATCACCTGTCAAGATAGACATAGTGATAACTTCGTCAACAATTCCGGGCAATTCTCTACCAGTTTTACTACCTTCAATCTGAAGGCTATACTGTTTTCTTCCGTAATCATCTGTGACTTCATCAAGAATACCTACAAACACAACGTTCTTAGAACGAATGTGCTGTATGTGAGTAAGCCAAGACATCATTTCACGACCATGTAAACCATACGCGGCTCGTGTATCTAGTTTACCAGAGCGATCAGAACGAACTTCTGGTTGCTGTAAGCACCATTGAAAGCAAAGACGACCTGCAACAGTAATCGAATCNACAAATAGAGTGTCATACTTCTGCCAAACGTCAGCGCCATCGCCATACATCTGCTCAACATAGTTGTAATGTGATTCGCTGTACGGCTGATCTTCTGCCAATGATGGGTTAGGACCACCTAAAAAACACGCTAGATCACGACATTCTGCCCAAGTTCGAGGGCGAACAACATCAATAGCGCAACCTTCAATAGCTGCATCCCCTGCTTCTAAATCCATAAACAATGTTGTGTTAGGATTAAGTGTACGAGCAAGTGTAGTTTTACCTACACCGCTTGCACCACATACTACGATCTTATGACCTTTCTTTTCGGCGAGTCTCTGATCGGCTGTAATAATTTGTAAAGCCATATTATGTATCCAATTCTACTGTGAAGCGACCAACTTCTGTTGTACGNCATTCTTCAAGAACGCTTCTGATTGCAGGTGGAGCGTTTGTAAATTTACGCTCTTCTACGGCAAAGGTCAGCTTACCATAGTGCCTTGCGTCTTCATCAGACAAAGTGCCTAATGCCTCACGCAACGAATCTTGATCCCAAGATACTTTTTTAGTGACAACTGCTTTTATCTTACGATTGCCATCTACTATAGTTGTAGTGCCAAAATCTTTGCCTTCAGCGCTTAATGCGGCTGTGGCACGAGATAAGTAAGTGTCTTTTAAATTTTGATCAACGTCCTTCAAATCACCACGCAACTTATCTATAGCTGACTTTAGTTCTTCTCGGAGTTCGAATAATTCACGACTTTCCATGTCGAATCCTTTCTGCTTGTTACTAGAGTCCCAACTATAAGCATACAGAGTGGGTCACTGTCAAGAAGTTTTTTTCGACAATAGAATATCTATACCTAAACAGGCTTTCATAAGCTTCTTTTTTAGCTTAAATTCTGGCGTCTCAACGCCCTTAGCGTCATCAACAACGTAATGCCANACACCGTCTTTGTCTTCNCGCTCNTAGCAGAAATCAGCNATGTANGCACATATCTTTTGGTCATTAACCATCAAGTTAAANCGAACCTGNANCTCTAANTCTCTNATAGTTCCTGCGCGNTCTAATGACTTTAAGTAAAGGTATCGCTCACNTTCCCATTTGGAATCAAACTTAATACCTTGTATGATAACTTTTTTATTTCCATATTTGGGTCTTGACCCACGCCGCTTGGGATTATATACATTAGGGAAAGTCATTTATGGGAAGGAACCTCCATGCCAAACCCCGGAAAATATAAGTCCGTAGGTGTTTCTATTGAAGCATACGATAAACTGGTTATCATTGCTGAAAGCGAAGATCGCGCTATTGGGCGACAACTTGCGCGTATGATAGATGAAACATTCGAACAAATTAATGCTCGTGTCAATACCAAGCGACAAACGCAAAATAGCTATGGAACAGTTGGTTTAGGTGGTCTGTCTTCAGTCTCCGTTATAGAAGACTAAAGAAGATCAGCGTTACCTAAACCGCCTAACAGAGTAGCTGCGATATAAGGATTAGATTTAGCGCGTTCGCGCAAGTTCATTTGTTGCATTGCGACACGAGGGTCAACTCTTTTTTCTATTTGCAAGTTTTCTAAATTCATAGGCATAGACACTTCTGGAATGTCTATTGGTCTTGGTGTTGGAACAGTACCACGAGCCTCTTGATCTGCAAGTAATGCTCTAACACCACCTTGTCGGATTGCTGTCTGTCCACGATTAGCTGCTCTTAATCCTCCAACAACGCCTCTACCTAATCCAGATGCTCTTTCTGTAATTGGAACACCTGATCCAGTTACTTGAGCTACTGATTCATTTATAATTTGAGACACACTTTGTACCGTTGCTTCTCCACTTGTGCGTCCAGCTTTAAACTCAAGTGCTTTTCGTATGGTGCTAGGATTGTTTAAAATGTGATTAAGAGCTTTAAATCTAATACCCTTTTTTAGATTTGCCCCGGGTGCTGTTACCATACCTGTTCGAATAGCGTTAGCCGCCAAACCACCAGCTCCTGTTCTGCCAGTATCACTTAAAAACTCAAGCATTTTAGAAAATTCTTTAATGTCAATTACTTGTTGCTTTCCTAACACTTTATTTAACATATCAGGTTTGTAAGCCTCTAAAGCTTTTCTCAGAGAAGATGCAGCTCCTACATTTGCAAAGATTTCTTCATCTACAGAACCTAAAATATCACTTATAATTGTTCGCTTTATTGTTTCTCTTGCAGCATCATTGTCAGAAAAGAACTTCATTACTCTGTCCATTTGAGACGCAGAGGTTTTGTTACTCAAAAGAAGAGTTGCAGCTTCTTCTGGTTCTATTGTTCCGTCTGCAAGATTTCTCAAGGCTGTTGTCGAAAGAGATTTATCAAGACCTATTTGAGCGTCTTGAACTTTTTTTAAGGTAGAAACTATATTTTCGCTAGGGTTTTGAGAAACAATTCTTTGCATAATTTGATCATCAATTTTCTTAACGCCATTGTATGACAAAGATTTTGCAAGGCTTTGAACCTCACCCCATTGATCTCCAAATAACAACTTTCCAGACTTACCAAGCTTTCTAATTTTGTTATTAAACTGCACGCCATTAAAAGCTAAAGGATCACCGAAGTCTTTGTTCGCTACTAGCAGTGCGTCATCAAGATAGCTTTTAGCTAATGTTTGACGCAACTCTTCACGACTTATTTGAGATATAGAGCTACCAGCAGAATTTAAAACCGCAGATATTCTTTTAGGGCTATCTGTAATCCTGTCGAAAAGCTTACCTGCTGTAAGTTTTACATTCTCACCAGCATCTCCCAAGTTTCTAATAATTCCTAAAGTTTCTAAATCGTTAAATAACTTTATTTCAGAACGATAAGATGCACGAGCGTCCAACAATTGACCCATTGCCTTTTTTACTTTTTTAGCGTTTTGTGCGCCGCCCACACCTGTAAGTCTGTAACCACCATCTTTGTAGTTGCTAGGGTCCATCATGCGATCAATATCGCCCTTTAAACTATTTAAAAGCCTTCTAGGCGTGAGATCTTTAATGCTTAAAGCTGGGTCCATTAATGTGTCATTAATATTTTTTCGAAGTTCTTTAAAGCCATTAAAGGTAGTAAATCCTTCTTTTGCGCCCGCAGAATTTAATTGATCTATTTGACGACCTATTTCTAAAAATTCTTCAGGTGCAACTTTACTAGCACCAGCATATTGATTTTCAATAATGTCATCAAAGCGAGTTTTCATTGCCTTTATGTCAAATAATGGCAGTTCGCTTCCTGTAACTTCCTTTTCAACTCCGTTAAGAGTTATCTTACCTTTAACTTGAGATAAAGAATCATCAACCAAATTAAATTGAATTTTGCTTTGCTTCATAAACTCTTCGTAATTTTTAACTAAAGACTCTAATACAAAGTCATCTATCTCTCCACCAGTTTTGGTGGTTTTGGTGAGCATAGAAATTGTATTGTCAATAGCCTTCATGTGAGCGTCTTGTGCAGATTTTAAGCTATTTTCAAGCTGCTTGGCCTTTGCTGGTACAGAATTTTTTATTACTTCTGCTAAATTATCAGAAGTAGATATACCAGCCTCTCCAAGCATTTTATCACGTTTATTTAGCGCAAACCGAATATTTGCTAATGCTCTTTTTTGTTCTCCTCCTCCAACTGTCTGAGCGATTGCAGCAGTCCTAGAAATAGCAGCAGGCAGTCCTGCCGCTTCGTAGCTAGGAAGACCTCCTTCATCCATAATCTTGAGGCCAAGTTCTGCCGAATCTGCGCCTATTTCTCGTTCCACTTGACCCATAGCACGAGCGCCAGCATTTGCGCCTCTTCCAGCAAGCCCAAGTGTACCTTTTGCAAGTTTAAAAATAAGATTACCGCCAAAATCTAAAGTACCAGCTAATGCAGCTTCTTTAGCTACATCCATTCCTACTTCACCAAGAGACTGCTTTTGAAGACCTAGAAGACTTTCTATACCTTCCTCAACAGACTGACCTAAAGCTGCACCACCAGCCGCACCTAACGCACCTGTAACC